GGTTGTGGCACGCTGTATCGCCTAACGGGGATATTGTGACGTTTGCGGAGCATTACCAGTCAAATATGATTGTGTCGGAGCATTCACAGGTTGTGAAGCAGCGTGAGCTTAGCTGGGGGCGTAAACCTGACTCTATAGAGCGTATGGGCGACCCTGCGATGCGTCAACGCAACGGGGTGACTGGGACATCCATTATTCAGGAATATGCCCTCCACGGGCTTTACGTGAACGTTGAGGGCATACCTCACGATGTAATGGTGGGTATTGAGAAGATGCAGGCGTATATGAGGCTTCGTGACGACACCCGTTGGGGTAAAAACAGGCCTAAGTGGGTTGTTTCCCGTAATTGTCCTAATTTTATTCGTGAGATGAAGAAACTGCGGTGGTCTACGTATAGCTCCGACAAGATGGCGTATGAGATGAATAAGCAGGAAGTTGTTCACAAAAAGGATGACCACGCTTTTGACTCGGCCCGTTATTTTGCAACGACTAGGCCCGACTTAACCCCGTTTGTTGAGTCAAGAGGTTCCGAAGAGCCCGCAACTACGCTAAGGTATGAGGAGTTGCTGTTAAAGATGCGAGAAGACCCTAACGTCGAATTCGCAGAAGACACAGCGCTACACGAGGACGGACCTGCCGTCATAGGAGGATACTACTAATGAGTACAAGCAGATTCAGTGTCACCGACGCCCCGAGTAACAGCCCCGGCGTCTGCTACATCACCCGAACTTCTGTCGGCCCCTTTATTGATACTGGGGTTGATATGAGCACGCAAGTAATTGACCGTGGACGGCTGTACTTAGCTGTTGACGTCATACGTGAAATGGCTCAGCTTGCTGGACTATTTGAAGAAGAAAGACCCGTAACTGTCGAACTGTTAGAAAAAGAATGGTTTGAAAAAGGATATAACCAAGCTATTAAGGAGCTAAAAAACGATGTTGTCGATAATTTTGTTAGCCGTGTTTTGTCTGAGTTTGTTAGCACTGCTGGTGGCGCAACACCTGTGGCACCATCAGGTCGTAAGTCAACTGCTGGAGCAGCAATTTCAGACGTTGAAGAGTCAGCAAGAGGAACACACGAAGTCGTTGAAACTGATGACGACGTTGAACGAAAAAGCACAGGCACTGGTAGCGTCAAGCGACCCGCTCGTGTACCAACAAATTCAAGCGATGAATCAAACTATAGATTATAGTGGTTACCAGGAGTATGACCCCTCAGACGATGCCGAAGTTGATAGAATTGCGGCTCGAAACCCAAATCTTGCCCAAGGAGACAGTTTAGATGCCCAAGACGCCAGAGAGCTATTCGCAGAACTCACAGGGGTTAACCCCGAGTTCTACGGTAACTAATTTACCCGACGACGGGCTCAACATTGAAAAGTTCCGCGAAAGTGTGGAAGGCAAGAAGTTAGTTGCTTGGGTTCAGTCGGAGTGGCAGCGTGCCCGTACTGCTCGCAGCCAGAAACAGTTGCAATGGTTTCACAACATGTCAATGTTTTATGGGCACCATTGGTTAGAGCAAACACGCGGAAATTTCCCCGAAGGCTATAAAGACAAACTGTTTACACCTCGTAAGCCTTACTACCACGAACGTAAAACAATTAACCGTATTAGGTCTTATGTTCGTTGGGAAATGTCAAAGATGCTGTCGTCTTTCCCCACAGCACAAGCTATCCCTGCTTCGTCTGAAGATGACGACCAAAGGGCCGCGTTTGCTGCTGAGCAAGCCTGGACGTCCATTAGTGAAGCTAAAAAGTTACGTCAGCACATGTCCCGTGCAATGTGGTGGACCATTGTTACCGGCAACGGATTCCTAAAAACTCAGTGGGACCCAAACTGTAAAGACAAAGTTTCTGGTGAAATGGGTGACATCAAATACGGGCACGTCACCCCCTTTCACCTTTTTGTTCCCGACATCCGCGAACAAGACATTGAAGACCAACCTTTTGTCATTAACGCTTACACGAAGACTGTCGAATGGGCGCAATACTATTTCGCTAAAGAACTTGGCGACATTAAACTTACCCCCAGTACTTCAGCGGCAAATCAAATTATCGACGAAGCTTATTTGAACTTGGGCAACAGCAAAGCACCCGACAGCGTTATCGTTTACGAAACGTGGGTTAAGCCTGGCGGTTCCAAGCTTATGCCAGAGGGCGGTGTCATTATCAGTATTGAGGACACTCTCATCAGTGTGCACAAGGGCGGTTTTCCTTACGGGCACGGCATGTACCCATTCACCAAGTTTGAGCACATCCCCACAGCAACGTTCTACGCTGACAGCCCCATCGTGGACTTGTCACAGTTGCAAAAAGAATACAACGGGCTGCGGTCAGAAATTTCTGAAGCCGGACGTCGCATGGCTAAACCTCAGCTGATTGCACCAATGGGTTCTATTGTTCCATCTAAGCTGACAAATGAGCCCGGCCTGGTTATTCAGTACAAACCGGGTATGGCCCCTCCTCAACCGTTGCCTTTGTCGCCGTTGCCTCAATACTATTTGGAACAGCAGGACCGTATTTTGAATGACTGGATTGATATTTCTGGTGAGAGGGAAGTGTCGCGGGGTACTACTCCTCCGGGTGTTACTTCTGGTACAGCTATTTCTTATTTGCAGGAAGCGTCTAACCAGTATTTGACTCCGCAGTTCCAAAGCATTGAGGCGGGTGTTGAAAAGATTGCGGCGCAAACTATTGAGTTGTTTGTGCAGTATGTGGATGTTCCGCGGAAGATTCGTACTATTGGTGCGGATGGTGCTTTCGACACAATGTTGTTACAAGGGGCTGACGTGGCGTCTGGTACGGATATTCGTATTGAGCCTGGTTCTTCGTATGCAAAGTCTAAGGCTGCTCAGGAAGCCCGTGTGATGGACATGTTTGCTGTCGGAATTATTGACCAGCCTACGGCTACTCGCATGTTGGAGATTGGTGGCGTCCAGAAAATTATGGATGTTATGAATGTTGCGGAGCGTAAGGCTCAGCGGGAGAACATCAAGATGAAGATGTTGACTGTTGAAGATGTTGAAAGGGCTCGTGCGGAGGCTATGCAGCAGATTATGACTCAGTTGCCTCCTGAGGCTATGCAGGACCCGATGATTATGCAGGAGCTGCAGAACATGCCAGCCCCCGCTGTTATCACTGTCGATGATTTTGATGTTCACGAGATTCACATTGAGACGCATAATAAATTCCGTATGTCTCAAGAGTATGAAATTTTGGATGATGAGATTAAACAACAGTTTGCGGAGCATGTGTCGCAGCATGAGCAGATTCTTCAGCAGAAAAAGTTGAGCCAATTTTTGGATGCTATTCCTGGTGACGGTAGTCAGCCTGGTGCGGGACCTGCTGACGGGGGTAACATGGAAGTACCTATTGGTGGCCCTGAGATGGGTCCAGGTGCTAGTATGGCAGCTAATGGTGCTGTGCCCGACATGGCCCCTGAACAACCCCAAGGAGTATAAAATGGCAGATTTTGATGTTATTGCCAGTACGGTACCTCAAATGGAGTACCGCCCTACAAGAAACTATGGTCGTAAGACGATAGCTCAACTTAAGACTGAGCTACAGGCTATCGACGCAACCACGTACACAAACGCTGAAGTCCTTAAAATGACTTACAACGATTTGACGTATGCAATTCACGCTCTTTCCTAGAACGTGTGTAAATAACAACTAAATATAGTAAACTAAATCCACAATGCTAGGGCCTCACTGGGAGGTACGGCGATAAGGAGTACAACATGGACGAAACTACAGGTACAGAGATTGACACAGAACCGGAAGTGTCGGAATCTTCAGGGCCAGTAGAAACAGCGGAGACAGCTCCCGAAGTAGATGCTTCAGGAGGGAACCCCGCTTGGGAGTCTTTGCGTACAAAACTAGACCCTGTTAGCTTTCACGCTATTCAGGACGACCTCAAGAACTTTGACAAGAACGCTGAATCGCGTATCTCGTCATTGAACCAACAACTTAAGCAGTATTCCGAGTTGGGGTCGCCAGAGGATTTGCAGAACTATGCAAGCATCGCTCAGCGTCTTGATACCGAACCTGAAACCATTTACAGTGCGTTGGGTGAATTCCTGAAGCAAAATGGTCGGATGCCGGAAACTGAAAAAGAACTTCAGGATGCGGTAGACGAAGAAGAAAGCACTGAGGATGAGGAAGTGCAGGACCCTCGTCTTGCTCAGTTGGAACAGCAACAGCAGCAAATGCAGCAGTTTCTGGAACAGCAAGAGCAGGTAAGGGTTCAGCAAGAAGCTGACTCAGCACTTGAGCAGGAAATCAACAGTTTGAAGCAGGCAAACCCTGAGTTTAGTGAAGAAGACGTCCAGGAAATTTTGATGAGGGCAGCGTTCCAACTTCAAAGCACTGGTAAGTCCACTAAACTAGAGGATGTTGCGAAGAACTATGTTGAAAAAACAGTAAACCGTATTCGCGCAGTACCGCGCCCAGGAGATTCGGCACCTAGATTGCTACCAACTTCTGGCGGAATGCCTCAACAGCAGGAAAACAAGCCGTTGGGGAAGATGTCCAGGGATGATGTTCAAAGCCTCATCGCAGCATCTATTTCGTCAGGTAGATAATTTAAGCTTAATCTCCTTTCAACTAGAAAGGAAAGACAATGGCTGCAACACTTGCAACTATTGAGTCATATCTCAAGGAGGTGTACCAGGGACGTATCCGCGAGCAGCTGAACGACGAAATTGTCGCTCTGAAGCGTATTACTCGCAGTGGTTCTGGTGTCACCAACGAAACTGGTGGAAAGTATGTTACTTTCCCCATTCACACACGCCGTAACAGCGGTATCGGTTCTCGTTTCGAGTCCGAGGCTCTGCCGACCCCAGGTCAGCAAGGACACGCTGCAGCACGTGTTGGACTGAAATACGCCTATGGTGGAGTTCAGTTGACCGGTCAGGCTATCAGCCTCTCTGACACCGATGCTAAAGCTTTTGCTAAGGCGTTGGACAACGAGGTTGAGGGTTTGAAGAACGACCTGAAGAAGGACATGAACCGTCAGATTTACGGTACCGGTAACGGTGCTATTGGGGTGGCTACCGGTGCTAACACTGGTGCTGTTGTCCCTGTCTCTGACGCTCGCTTGTTCCAGATTGGTATGGTTGTTGACACTCAGACGGGCACCACAGTTGATAACACCGGATTGGTTGTTTCTGCTGTAAGTCTCGCTGCCGGTGCCAACACGGTTACCTTCACGACTACCCCCGGTACCGCACTTGCTTCTGCTGACATCATTGTCCGCAAGGGCTCTGGTGTGGCTGCCAGTGGTAACCGCGAACTGACTGGTCTTGCCGCTATCATTAGCGACTCCGGCACCCTCTACAACATCGACC